TATTGAGCGCATTGAGCCCGAGCGCGAGGAGAACACTAACGCACTAGCCGGTAACGCGTTCCCCCAGGCAGGCGTAGAGCCTCAACCTCGTGGGGCTACCCGTTCAGTGGGCTATGCTCCACGCTTTGCCAACGGCGGGGCGCAAGTTTTGGGCGAGCCAGTAGTTGGCGTTGGACTTAAAGGATTAACACAAGGGCAAATCGATCCCAAGTTCGTAGCCGGTGAAGCTGGCCCTGAGATGGTGAACTTCACTCCCATGAGTGCGCCACCGATGAATGCGCCTTACCCACAGTCCAAGCGCCCTGTGCAACTCCTCGATCCCAAACGTGTCCTGATGAGCATGAAGAGGAAGTAAATGAATTATTCTGAGATAGCTGCACAAGCGATGCTGAATAAGCATGATCAAGAATTGCTGATTGAGTTCTATAGTTCTACTGAACTACCTCCTGCACGGCCTCCGCGTTGGCAATTTTGGCGGATGGCTAAGTGGCGCGCTGGCTGTGCTGTGTGGATGGGTCGTGCGCTAACTGTGCTGTGGGAACAAGAACGGGAGCTGAAGCGCAAGTGACCACTGAGTCTCCCCCACGCATTACCGGCATGGTAGAAGTCCGCTGTACGGGCACAGTCTTGCGTGGCCCGCGTAAAGGTCAAGTCTGCGGACGGCTTATCGCCATCGTTCCAAGCATCCAGCAACTCCAGGGAGTTACGATTCCTGCGTGCAAGAACTGCAACACAGTTGCCAAGTTCTAATTCGCGCTGTACTCTGCACATAAATAAGCGGCCCTAGCGCAGACGGCCCAGTAGCGCAGTTCTACTGAGGCCATGCGTGACCACTGAAGTCTTAACCGACGCAACCCAGGCCAGTGCTCCAGTTACCCCGGCTGACGTTACAGAATCCACGCCCAGCGCGGACGAGCTTGCAGAAGCGCGTACTGCTCTAGGGCTGGAGACTCAGGGCGCCAGTACAGAACCCGCGAGCACAGGTACAGAACCCCAGGTAGACGACGACGTAAAGACACTTCTCGACGCGGCTAAGGCTGCCGCTGCTGAGGAAGCTGAAGCGCGTGGGCGTGAAGCCGAACGCAAGTCCCACGAGGCCGAAGCTACGGCCCGCGAGCAGCGTAACCGCGTAGAGGGTATAGAGAAAGCCTTCCGTGAAACCGCTCAGGCTATTCGCGGGTTCGCTCGTGACAAGGGCCTCGAACCTGAAGATGCTGAACGGCTCGTAGCCACATTTAACGCCCACCACGCCCAGTCTTCAGTAGTCGTGTCCAAGGAATACTGGGACGGTACTATCGACTACGCCGTGCGCAAGCTAGACGAAGCATCAGCCAAGTCTATCCTTGCCGACTACAACGCAGCCAAGTTCGAGTCCTTCCCCCAGTTGCTCGACCGCATCATCGAAGCGAGCCAAAAGGCAGCGACTACTGGTCACTACACGAAGCTTCAGCTTGAAGAGAAAGAGGCGCTGGCCTACATCCGTGGCAAACGGGCTGCACAGGCACCTGGCGCACGTGGCACTCAGCCAACCTCTCACATCAGAGGAGTCGCAGACACTCGCACTGAAGACGAGTTGCTGCTTGACCCCAACACCCCAATCACCAAAGTCCAAGAGATCATGCGCTCGCGTGGTCTTACTTAGGAGTAACACATGGCTACCGGCGAAACGACCTTCAATTCACTAAGTGCGGCTGAACCAACGATCATTGGGCAAGCGCGAATCATCAAAGCCTACGACGGCACCTGGATGCGCACCTGTGAAGTGCAGCAACTCGGCACCGGCAATGGCAACACCTGGAACGAATTTGCCGTCTCCCAGGTGCAGTCTGCTGACATCGGTGGCGAGACACTAAACGGCACCTACCAGCAAATCACAGGCACGCTGCTCACTGGCACCCCGTCCATGACCCAGGTGATCCTAAAGATTACGGACGAGACGATGCGCAAGCTGCCCAACGTAGTCACAGGCAAATTCGGCTCTCTTGCGGGCCAGGCGATGGCAACGAAGAAAGACCAGGACTACCTGGCGCTCTTTTCTTCCGCTGCGACAACCACGTCCCCTGGCACGGGCAACCCACTGTCACACGGCCACATCGCCGCTTCCGTGGCGAACATCCAGGGCAACACGACTGAGCCCTCGATGGACCTCATCTCCACCGTCATCCACGGTTTCCAGAAGTACGATCTGCAAATCGAGGTCACGGCTCCTGTGGGCACCTACATGATGCAGGGCCTCAGCGAAGAGGTCTACCGCAAGGGCTGGTCTGGCACCGTGGCAGGCTCCAACGTCTTCACGGATGGCAACATCACCGTGAACTCAACGCCTGATGCACGCGGCGCAACGCACTCTCGTGGTGGCGTCGTCGCTCTCTCCGCCATGGCAATCAAGACAGAGAAAGACCGTGACCTCTACTTCGGTGGTGGTGCGGATGTTCTCTCTATGGTGGACGACTATGGCTTCTTCGAGCGGACCAGCGGCACAACCCAGGTGTGGCTCTACACCCACCTGTCAGACGCTACCGCGCCAGCCTCGTAAGGCACCAACCCTAGCGAAGAAAGCGCAGGAGTAAACTAATGCCCAACATTCAAAGCACCTTCGGCAAAGTCTCGGTCTTCGAGGACTTCCAGGGTTACGGGGCCACAGCCTCAATTGCCGACGCCACCGGGGGTACTCGCTACAACGAACTCTGCATCGTCGCCCTCAGTGGCGCGGTTGACTTCATCAACACCGTGGATGAGTCCGGTGGTGTTGCATCCTTCAGTGGCGCTGGTGGTGCTGCTGATGGCGTGTCCATCTTTGGCGCGCCTGCTGTGCCTACGAGTAACGGCACAATGGTCATCGAGGCCCGCTTCAAGGGCGCATCTGCTACTGACCTGCGTGCCTTCGTGGGCTGGCAGGAGACAGTTGACCTTGCTGAGACGGTGAACCCGTTCACACTCTCAGGCACGACCCTTACCGCGAACAACGGTGGCGAAGTAGTTGGCTTCTACACTGACACGGCTGCCACTACGGACGACTTCCGCTTCATGGCATCAGCGGCAGGTACAGCTGATACGGGCGCTGCTGTTCGTTGTGGCCCACTAGTCGCTGGACTCAACTCCAACGCCACGACTCTCGGCTCACTTGGCATTCGTGCTGGCTGCACCATAACTGCCGACTCGTGGTACATCGCCCGTGTCGAGGTCGGCCCTGACGGTCGCGCTCGCGGCTACTTCGGCCACACCACAATGGGCAACCGCAACGGCCTCACGCTGGTAGCTGAGCTTCAGCCCGGCACACTCAGCACGACTGCTCTCTACTACCCGATAGTGATTCTGGCGGCTAGCTCCACGGGCGACCCATTGCTGGAAATCGACTACCTCGGTTACACCTACAACCGCGACTGGGCGGCGTAATCATGGGACTCCTTGGACTAATCCGCTACCTGTTCGTCTGCCGTCGCAACGGTCACTCCCCCGGCTGGACAGATGGCACACGCATAAACCCTAACTGCGGGATATGTGGCAGAGAAGTCTAAGGAGTCCCCCTTTCACGTCCTGGCGAACCAGGAAGGAGCTAACAAATGCCTAACGTAGCCACTGCTCGACACCGGCATCGTGGCTGGTTCTTTGACCAGGTGAACAACCGCCTTGCTGCCGTGTACAACGGCACCGAGGTCTTCGACTTCGATGCCAATGACATGGTAGTGACCCCCGCGACTACCTTCTCAGCCGGCGTCACAATGGATACCACGCTCCTTGTCACTGGTGTTGCAACCTTCACGGCAACGCCTGTGTTCAACAGCGCCACGGCAACAACCTTTAACAGTGACGTGCTTACTGCCAATGGCTTTGGGCAGGTCATCGGCCATTCCGCACAGATCACCATGAACGCTCTCGTCCCTGAATTTCAGGTGGTGGGCAGCACGGTTGGAGTGGACGGTGCAGCAGCTGTTGGCCTCTACAGCTCGACGGCAGGCAATGGACCGCTGCTTAACTTCTTCCGCAGCAAGAGTGCCACGCTAGGCACCAACACCATCGTTGCTTCCGGTGACTCACTGGGCGGCATCCAGTGGCTAGGTGCAGACGGCTCAACCGGCTTCGACCCTGCTGCTGCGATTATCGCTGAGGTAGCTGGAACTCCCGGCGCGAGTTGTGATATGCCAGGGCGCATTCTCTTCCAGACTTCGCCTGACGCCACACAGACTCCTGCCACACGCATGACTGTCCTAGCTGGTGCTACGACTGTGGCGCAGGTGCAACTCGGGACAGCAGGCACAAGCACTGGGTCGCTGGTTCTTGCGGGCGTAACTTCAGGCACGATTAAACTCTCGGCTGCTTCTGCCGCTGGTGCGTGCCTGAACTATGTTTTCCCCGCTGCCTATGCCGCCTGTAGCGGGATGCAGCTTACCTGCAATACTTCAGGTGCGCTGTCCTGGGCTGCTGCCTCTGTTGGTGCTTACAAGAATGATCTTGGAGTGGTCTGCACAAACGAGATGCTCCAGGCCGTAGTCAATGCACCGGTACACCGCTTCACTTACAACCGCGACAAGCTCCCGACTGGTCAGTGGGCTGGTGAGTGCGAGTTTGTCGGTATTTTCGGTGAAGAGGCTCCGTGGGCAATGCAGGGCGCACGCAAGCAAGCGATCTCCACGATCAATTCAGTTGGCGCGCTGACCGCCTCAATCCAGGCTCTGAACAAGCGACTTGAAGCTTTGGAGGCTCGCAACTAATGGCTATCGTCAATCAGATGCTCTTGCAGAATTACGCCACTGCTCTTAACACCATCGATACGCTGGAAACAGGGCAGAAGAAGGCCATCGAGGACTTCAAGGCTCTCAAGGCAGGCGAAGTCACTATCGACCAACTTGTCGTCACCGATAATGGCTGGGAATTCGTGCCTGCGCTACCCGTAGCAGAGGAGGTAGTCAGTGGTCACAATGGCAAGCGCGCCTCCTAAGAGCATCGAGACTTATTCCTTCGACTACAGCCGCAGCACGGGCAAGATGCGCTTTCGCCTCAACGGGCAGGAGTGGCTGGCTGACCGTCTCGTGGGTCAATGGGACTTCGAGTCTCAAGAGCGTAGCGGACGTTGCCAGGTGCGCTGCCTGCTCCAAGTGAAGGGGGAGACTGCCTATGTATACCTCCCTGGGGTATCGCCATCGCATGTTGAAGGCGGCGCTTGCGACATCACGCCGGCGCATGACCATTCAACCTGCATGGTTGGCACCGGCTACCCCTTCCCTAATGGGCGCGAATCCCACTGGCGACTCTGCTACGCCCGTGAACGCGCAGAGACAGGGCAGGATGACTACTGGCGATTACGTGATGAGCGCACTGGCGAGCTCTGGTTCGTCAATGGCTACCGTGGGCCAGTCAACGTTAACTACTTCGACCGTGGTTCTCACATCTTCGTAGATGGTGTAGCGCACGTAGACGAAGAAGGACTGGCCTGCTTTGCCTCTTAGCATCATCACCCAAGAAGTCAGCGACGACGAGCCCTGCCACGGCTACTGTGTGCGCGAGTACAACGGGAACCTCGTGGAGTGGATATTCGTCATTCGTGGTGATGCCATCGCCAAGTACGAGCACGTCTTCGGCCCCATCGAGGACTACGAGCACGTACCTCCACTGCTGATGCCCAGCTTCGGTGAGAATAAGGTGGGCCTGATGCGCGAGTTTGGCGAGAAGCACATTCACGACTACCACTGGCTGCGCCGACGTGTAGAGCATCTTGAGGCTTCCACGATTATTGAAGATGCCATCCGCCAGCGCGAACAGATGGATGCGGTAATTCGCAACAGGTCCAACTTTGGGCCTGCGCAGTCTACACAGCGCAACGGCTACTCACATATCACAACCTGGCGCAACTGGAACGATGAGCGCCACCGCAGAACAGGAAAGATTCAACTATGACCAACGAGACTACGGCCATTGCTCAGCGCATGGAGTTGGAGCGCGACCTGCGCACCCAGATTGGTGAGATGTCACAGGAGAACGCGCCCTGGGTATTCCGCGAGTGGAGCCCTGGCCGTGTAGTCGTCACGCTCTACTCCATGGAGACGGGCGAGAAGATTCAACTCCCGCGCTACCAGGCTGAGTCGGCCATGCGCAAGCGCCTACCCAGTGGCGAGTTCATGTTCACCACGGATGCAGCCAAGGCCCCGCCTGAGCACCACGGCTCCACTCGTTGTTTCCTCGCAGTAGACAGTCCTGAGCGCAAGAGTGGGTTGCTGGACGAAGCGGGTATTGGCCATCTTGCACCCTGTCCTGCGCAAAAACTGGGCTCGATGTACAGCAAGCGCCAGCACGCACAGAACCGTCATGGGCAGTCCTGGGCCATGCTCCAGGAGTACCTCGCTGAGAAGACGCAGGCTGAGACTGATGCGCGTCAAGAACAAATGACTAGCGCCATGATGCAGCTCGCCAGCCATAGCGTTGCCCCCGTTGAAGACTTCACCTGTGATGTCTGTGGCATCACTTCCAAGAGCGCGGCAGGGCTCGCTGCCCACAAGCGCTCACACATCACGGCAGAGCCCGCTAGCCTCGAATAGCGCGCACTTAGCAGAGTTCCACAAGATAGAAAGGGACTGAACCAATGGCTGATTTGAGACTTACTCCTAGCACGCGTGTACTTGGCGCTGGCTCAGCGACCTCTCCTGTGCCTGTCAAAGGGCTCAAGGATGGTACGCTGTTCACTGCTGACTGGCTGGCACGGCAGGCACTTGAGGGCCGTGTGGTCATCATCAACGCTGGCACAGGCACCGCGCCCATCACCTCGGCTGGCGCATACGTGAACACTACGCCTGACGTGGACATCAGGGTGCCAGCTGGCGTGCTGGCCATCCCGTTCAATATTCAGATCGGTATCGAAGCTTACGGTACCACGGCGCTGTTTGAATCAGTCGCGGCCATTGGCTCCGGTGGCACGTACACGCCAACCTCACTCGACACCTTCACCGCTCAGAACGCACGCACGGACATTGCCGACCAGACCTTTGGCATCACTGCTGGCGGTACGGGCACGGGCGCTGTCTACATGGATGACGCGGTCGAGTTCATGCGTCACCAACACAACAAGATGGTGACTATCGGCACCGCTGACGATGACAGCTCTATCGGACCGTCGCAGTACAACTGGTCTGCAACTCAAACCGGCATCTGGCCAATCATGTACAACACGAGCACCTTTACCCGACTAAACGTGTTTATGTCCTGCCAGGCCACCACGGGCTTCGTCATTATCGCAATGGTGTTCCCTGAGTTGACCTAACACATAGCGCAAGCGGACACTGCGCAGAAGAAGGAGTAATCCGTTGAGCACTGTTTACTGGAAAACCCGCGAGCCTGCCGACCTTGAGGAGCGCGAGCTTCACAAGCACGAACCTGCCCGTCCTGTAGACGAGCAGCACGCGCTACCTGTTGGCCTTTACTTCACCCCTGATGGCACGACTGAGGCTGTAGGTGTAGATGAGGGCAACCCCATGCCAGTGAGCATGGCAGGGCTGATAGCGGCAATTCAAGAGCCCGTCCACTATGCAGGAACAGCCAAAATCACTTGCGCGGCGGCTGGCAACTACCTCGCTGGCGATGTCCTGAGTGCCAGCGCCACGGATACCGCAGGACGGGCAACTTACGTCCCCAACCTGGCACGAACGCCGGGCGGGATTGCCAACTTCGCTGCGATTCGTGCGCGCTGCTCCGAAGATGCCGTATTGCTCGCACCGCGCTTTCACTGGTTCAGTGCTGCCCCTGCCGCTGCTGATGTAGAGATGGATGACAACGCGCCCTTCGACCTCGTTACAGCGACTGGTCGTGGCTTGCATGTTGGCACCTTCCTTGGTAGTTCCTTCGTAGACCGAGGCACGCTGGGTTCAACCTCTGATACAGTTGGACTGGTAGAGCCAGTTCATTGCGCACCTGGCGAAACTGGGCTTTGGCTTGTGCTTGTTACTGAGACCGCCGAGACAAACGAGTCGGCAGGCATGACCATCGACCTCGACTTCTACGTCTACTAAACCATGCTGACTACTGCCCAACAGCTGATGATGGCCCAGGCCCAGCAGTACGACCTGCTGACCCTCAGTGGCAACGAAGTCACCGATTACATCCGTACGCTGCCTGACCAGGGCGACGGGCTAACTAACGACGGCTCATTCGGAGTCTGGCCCGCCGCGACTAACCGCGCTATCAACAGTAACGCCAAGACCAGCGGTACCGATGACATCATCGACGTGGGCGCAACAACCTCCCGCGTGGCGTCCGGACTCGTCGGCGCTGACACCACTCACTTCTCAACCGTCACCGCCAACGCTGCAACCGCTGAAGGCACATCGCAGCTCATCAGCGGTGGCGCGGCTGGCACGCAGTACACGTTTTCGGTGTGGCTCGCGGGCACTGGCACGGTTAAGCTTTATATCTCCGACTCGGTTAGCGGCAAGCAACTTGGCGCGCAAATCACGCTAACCGCCACACCGACAAAGTACAGCGTCACGGCCACGACCGGCGCGGCGAGCACCACGCAGACGGTGGGTTGGGAGACCGACAGCCAGCAGGCGATTACGGTCACTCACGGGCGCTGGATGGCGCAAACCGGCGCGGTTGCAACGCCGCACGTGCTGACTGATGGTGCTACGGCGGCGAGCAGCGCGGCGCGAATACAGATACCTGATGTTGCGCGGTTGTTCACGCCATCGCAAGGCTGGATGACTTACCGCATAAGAGCGGGCCACGCCATTGGGACAGCGCCATTTGAAAATTCGTACTATTTTCAGCATAGAACCGACACGAACTCTCGGATGGAACTGTACTCTATAGCTAGCACTAGTTTACTTGCCTTTGCACGAGTTGGCCTACCTGGTCCTGACGGCAGAATTGTGACCGTCGCAGCACCCTTTATATTGGGTGATGTCTTCACCGTAACTGTTACATGGACAGAAGATACTTTATACATTAGCTACAATGGCGGCGCCTTCTCCTCATTAGCCTGCCCATTTGTGCCTATTGGGCTTCCAGTAAATAGCGACCTTGGGACAGATGGTAGCGGCACACAAGTCATCTCTAGCGACATACTCTGGTTCGTCTGCGGCAAAGGCTTTCTGGCCAACTCAGACGCAGCCTACTTGCACTCTCTTGGCAACGCTGGCCCGCCACGCCTTACAGGACTACCCGGCCATCCAACCGCCCTATGGGACGCGACAAGCGGCGTATTCACGAGGCGGCGCTAACTATGGCAACTAACGACACGATTTCCGTACGCAACAAGGTCGCTATCGAGCGCGCCAAGGCAAAGGGTGGCAGGCTCGTACTCGCGCCTGGCACGTACTTCATCGAGTCGGGCTCGGTCTACCTCGCGCCGGGCTACGTGCTTATAGCCTGCGAGCCGCCAGGGCTTTGCAGCATCCAGGTGCCAGCGGGTGCAGGCGCTTCGTGGGCCGTAGCACCGCAAAAGGAGTGGGACGATGCGACAGTATCGAAGCTGTCTTAACCCCGTAACCTTCGCGCCCGCCATACGATGTAATATATAGGCGGATGAGGACACACGATGAACAGGAGTTCCATGACCACTGCACAGAGGATTCTGTTAATAGCTGCAATCGCCCTCGTTGTTCTTGTTGGGCCAGCGTCAGAAATCTACGCCTCTCATAGAACCGACGATGGTGATGTGCGACGTGTCATTCGCAACTACCAGGATGTGAGCGCCTGTCAACGAGCCGACCTCAGCTTCAACGGTGGTGTCAACGCTATTGACCTCAAGCTTATTAGCGACTGGTTCGGACGCAATGACGCGCCCTTCTGGTTCGACCAGGATGACGACGGCGTAATTAGTATTCTCGATATCAGCGCTGTAGCAAGCAAGAATGGAAGGACGTGTTAGATGGCCAAGAAGACTATGCCACCTGCGATGGTGAAGAAGGGCAAAAAGGGCGCGCCCAAGGGTAACCCCTTCGCCAAGAAGGGCAAGATGCCCATGAAGGGTATGCCGCCCAAGGGTATGCCCATGAAGGGCATGTAGCTATGCCTAAAGGAATGGGCTTCAAGGCTGCGGCGATGTCCGCTGGCAAGGGCAACTACAAGAAAGGCGCGGCCATCGTAGCTGCTGCCTCACGCAAGGCCAGTCCTGCTGCCAAGCGCAAGAATCCCAACTTGAAGAAGGTCAAAGGTTAGCTAAGTGCCAACGACTACGTTCCTGGTGGCGCTCGACCAACTTCTTGACGAGGTGACCGCCCTCAACATCGAGGAGGGTGCGCTTGGCTACAAGTTCACGGCCAACGTAGGCACGACTTCACTTACTACCACTGACGCGGAGATAGTCAAGCTAGGTGCGAACGGCCCGGCTACCCGCTTTCAAGGCTGGTTCGGCTACGCGAGTGACAACACTGAGGAACGTCCCGTAGGCACACTGAGTGTCTCTGCCGGCACGGCGACCATCACCAACCTGGGCGCGAACTACACAGCAGATACCAGCTCCACGTTCTATCTCCTACGCATCCCTGTGGCGAAGATCAAGGCTATCCTCAACGACGCGCTGGAGTACATACCTATCGAATGCATGGTGCCACTCGCTCATGGGCCAGACGACTGGCACACACAAGACAGCGCAACCACAGCATGGACAGCCTCTAACTGCACGATTGCCAAGCAGACCACAGCCGCACAATTGATGTTCGGTGCCCGCAACATGAGTCTCACTGCTACAGCAGACGGTGGTACGGCTACGTCCACGACTGTGCCTATCGAGCAGGGCGGACAGGTCATAGCCTTCGCCATCCTCAAGGCCGACACCGGCACGTGGACCGTGCGCTACATGGACCAATCCAGCAACACACTCTCGCAGGACATCAGTGTCACTGAGGAGGACTGGATAATCACGCGTAAGGTATTTAGCATGGCCACTGACGACGAGGGCGTTATCCTTCGCTTCGTTGGCACTACCAACAATGACCAGGCAGACGTACAGGCTGGATGGATTATCAAGACCTGGAGCAACCACTTCAAGCTACCCACATGGCTGGATGAGCGCTTTAAGCTCAAGGCTGTGAGTTTTGCTCAGCTACGACAGGCTGGTAGGGGTGATGACCAGTATCTTGCAGCAGCGCTGAGTTACACCAGCTTGCGTGAGGGCGCCGACTACAGGCTTAGTGCCCGTTACCAGGATGCCAATCCTACCTGGCTTGAGATGATTAACCAGTGCTACATCAGTGAGCCTGTATTCCTCACGGTAGAGTGCCCTGCCAGCGCCCCCTATGGTGTTAGCACCATCTTCACAGCAGACAGTGATACGACCGTGGTGCCAGCGCATGTGCTCACCGCCTACAGCAAGATACTTCTGGGGCGCAGGTATGGCGCAGACGTGGCCAAGTGGAGCAAGTTGGAGGCGCTGGGTGAGCGTGAGTACAAGGAGCGCTGGCTGGCACGGCGTACCGAGCGACCTACGCTGATGCGCTGGCAGGGTGCGATGGGCGGAGTGAATATATGAATTGGCACGCGGAGCACATAGATGAGCTTATCGAACAATACGCAGGGCAATGGATTGCGATTAAGGACGATATGGTCGTTGCCCACGGCAAGACCATGGTTGGCGTCTATAGCGATGTTACCTCCAAGGGAGTCGTTGACGCTTTCTTTATTCGTGTTCACAGCATTCCTGTTCATCGCATAGCATGAGCCACGTCCGTCTGCGCACTGTACGACTGCTCAATGGACTACCCTCCAACCGCGAGATGGCTCTACAAGGATTGCGCGTCCTCAATGGTGCGCCTACTCAGCCCTTCGCCAACAGGATCACCCGTGAGCGGGTGCCCGCAGCCGGTGAGTCACTCGTCAGTGGTGACCAAGGGCGCATCATGGGCACCATGATCGACCTGGACTTCCAGGGGCGCGAGTGGGAGAACTTGCAGGACTTGCAGGACTGGCACAACCAGCGCGGATTCAATGATATAGGTGTAGACTTTGACTAAATGGAGGAGCGGCCACCATACGGTGCCGCCCCGTGGTTGCGCCTGTGAAGTAGAGGACTACTCGACTATGTTCACAGCCATAGATTTCACCCTCGCGCAACAAAGGGAGTATATCACACTTGGCTAATGAGCCGTCAGTCAACATCGAGTGGGGCACAACTACCAGCGCGGTCAACTTCAAGGCCAGCGCCGTTAACCCCCTACGCTATGTCGAGCAGTTCCCCCCACGCCACTTCCAGGACGCACAGCATGACTCCCGCGTAGGCATTAACACCCTGGTTATTGACGACCTCAGTGGCGGCCTGTGGGACTCAGCTACGATTGGCGACTGGCGCAAGGATAAACATCACGTCTGGTACAACGAGGGCATTCAGTGTCATGTGCCAGGAGTTGCTGCATTGCCCTATAAAGCGACCAATCAGACTACGCTCATCTCTGCTGACTTTAGTGGATACAACGCCGCTAACAAGCGAGTCCATGGCATTAACTACAATCAGCGCTGGTATGCTTGTCTTGGCCCTTACCTAGTCAAAGACACGAGCACGTCTAGCCCCGTGCTCATTGTTCCTTCAACAAACGACAACATCACTGATAATGTGGGCGCGATAGGTGACTGTAAGTTCAACTCCACGCGCTGCCTAACCATCGGCGCGATGGACGGCACGACTGATGGTGTGCGCGGCACAACTGACCCCACGGCTAACAGTATCACCTGGACGCAGATATTCACCTACACCAGTGGCGATTCATGCTGGGGTCTACTCTACATTCGTGACCTGAGTATCAATGTGCTTATCGGCACGTTTAGCGGCATCAACATGGTGGGCTACGTCTACGACACTGACGCCCTACTCACGATGCCCACGCCCTTTGACCTGAGCACGAGCGTTAATCCCACCAGTACGACTTACGCGACTAACCAGACCTTCGCCACCGTGGGCGCGAACAATACAGGCATCGGCACCATTGCCTGGTCTAACCCTACGAACATCAACAGCGGACTAGATGGCAGCTTCGCCACCGTGCTACTGGATGACAACGAAGTTAGCAATTATCTCTACGCCGACACGTTTGGCTTCGCATTGGCGTCTACTGACCTTGTAGTGGGTGTTGAGTGCATGGTGTTTGCCAAGTCAGATACTCCCGCTGCCGGCAACCTTGCCGATATGAACTACAAAAGCGTGCGCCTGTTCAATGCCAGTGCAGCACTCTTCGGTGAGGATCAAGCTATAGGCTCACCGCCAGACGTGACGCCTATTACAGATGTCGTGCAAGCTAGTGTATTTGGTGGACAGACTTCAATGTGGGGCGAGGCGCTTACTCCCACCATCGTCAACGATGCTGACTTTGGTGTAGGTGTGGCCTTCGAGAAATCAGGTGCAACGGGCGGCAATGCCACAATAAGTGTAGACGCCATCGCGCTCACAGTCTGGTATCAGCGCGGCCTTACTCTTCAGTCTGTCACCAAATCCGTGGGTAACTACACACAGCGTACAGCCCAAAGCGAATACTTCGTCAGCCTGAGCAACATCACCGCCAGTGATGACGCGGACACGACCGCCACCTGGCAAACGGGCGCGGGCGCAGATGACGTGACTACGCAAATATGGACCTACGGCTACGGGTTTAGCCTGCCACGCAACGCCATCATCAGCGGCATCGTCGCCACCGTAGAGCGAGCCGAGAGTAACGCCGCTGGCAACGCGGACGATTCGACAATCCAGCTCATGCAGGCGTTCACCGCCGTGGGCGACAACAAGCAGCAATCGAACAATCTAGAGTACAGCACTACCGACGAGTCCGTAAGCTACGGCTCTGCCACCGACGTATGGGGCACGACATGGACGGCAGCGAACATCAACAACCCAGGATTCGGCCTCATCGTGCAAGCCAACCTCGACGCGAACGCGCTGACCTTCGACCACATCAGCATCACGGTCTATTGGTACATGCCGCTGAGTGTGCTGAGCTTTCCCACTGGCGGCGGGCCATTCTTTACCCTACCCAACAACTCCCATCGCATCGTAGGCATCGTGCCCGAGCGCACTAACGACCCCACGGCCATCACTGAAAAGCGCGTACTTGCCTACTTTGACATCGCCAGCGTAGGAGTGGGCTCCATCAGCTACCCAGAAACTGGACTAAGCTATGCAGGACTTGCCTGCCCGTACCTTGGTGGCGTCGCCGTAGCTGGTGGAGGCAAATCCAACAACTACAATCAAGTTGTGATTGTTGGCTCTGACGGCTTATCCAGAGACTTAGGCTTTCCTGCAGTTGTGAACCATCCATCAAGTGGTTCAGTCGCAACCAAGATTACCCAGATGTTCGCAGTTAACGATGTGCTCATCGTAGACACTTGCGGGCTCGATCCTCAGCGCTGGCTCTACCATGATGGCAAATGGCACGCGAGTTGGGCGCAGCAGTCTAAAGCGCAAAGCTACAATCTCATTACACCTCTCTACTGGGCTGAAACGCCTTACCCAGCAGGGCAAGGATTTGTTTATCGCTTCATACCTGTAGACGCAACATCACTGAGTGTGACCCGTGAATTTGTGCCACCTGACCCCTTTAACGACCCACACCTAACCAACACTGCTGTAGTCAAACAGGATGGGCCACTCTATGTGCAGGTCGTACAGCTCGACTGTGGCCCACCAGAGATGCTCAAGACGTTAACCCAGGTGACGTGCCAGTCACTACGGATAGACGACGACACGAGCTACGGCTCCCTGCGTGTGCTCGTGGACACCGGGCGCGACACCGCCATCACCAGCGCCGAAGTAGACATCACCTTCAACGCGGTAGCTGAAACGTTTGTGGACTCCACCATCAAGACCAGCCTTGACCCCGGCGTGACCTTCGACACGCTCTGCATCAGGCTTATAGGCGACCATGAGGCAGCAAGCGCTGAGACGCCTAACCTGCTACCCGTGCTCTTCACCTTCGTTAGCCAGTGGCCGGCCTACGAAGAAGTCAGCTTCGTTCTGCCCGCTGACCAACAGCACGAGCCCTTGCAGAACATCCTTAGCCGACTTGCGACCTTGCAGAACACGAAGAACGTGCAGCGATTGCTGGGCGCAGGGTACGATAAGCCCATGGCCTGGCTCCCTGAGCGCACGCAGATCAAGTTTAAGCCACGTAGCTCAACCACGTTGAGTGACTGGCAGGAGATAGAGAGTGCCGTGATTACATTCCGCGTTGTACCGGGAGCAACCGCATGACAGACCTTGAGATTGTGCGAGTGGTCATTGAAGTGCTCACCCTTGCAGCGTCATTCATCGGCGGTGTCTACTACATCGTGCGCAAGGTTGCCCATGTACTCGCCGCTGTCGAGCGCGTGGAAATGTCCATTGGCGCAGAGAGCGACCCACGCGCAGGCACGCTGCGCGCCGAGCTCGCAAGACACGACTCTGCCCAGAATGCACTGAGCGACAAGGTGGAGGCCCATTACACTGAAGCTGTAAATGCGCGCTCAGTTATCGCCCAACGCCTAGCTCGCATCGAGGGCAAACTAGGCTTACCAGAGGAGATTTCCACGTGATAACCCCTGACGTCGTAAGCACTACACCCCATTTCTCTCACATGAAGCCCAGTGGGCAGGGCGTAGTTATTCACTCCACACGCAGTAGCGTCTCTATGAACCCCAGTGAGTTCGAGGGCGCGCTCAACTGGTTCAAGAACCCAGCCGCTCAGGTCAGCTCGCACTGGGTCATTGGGCGCGATGGCACCAAGGCACGCATAGTAGCCGACGACCTTGTGGCCTGGCACGCGGGTGAGCACAACGCCACTCACTGGGGCATAGAGCTTGAACAGGGCGTAGAGAGCGACGGCTTCACGGATGCGCAGATGGACGCCCTGGTCGCCGTGTGCAGAGGCTACGTCGAGGACTTTGGCGTACCAATACAACACTTCATGCACGGCTTCATAGGCCACCAGGAGACCCCCCAAGGCAAGCGCGTAGGTAAGAGTGACCCAGGTGCCCTCTTCGACTGGAACAGGCTACTCAATGGGCTCACAGCGCCCATGGAATCATCCATACTCGAAGAGCTCAAGACCGTAATAGACCTTGGCCACTTTCTCACTCAAGGCTGGAACCTGGCCGACCTCGTAGATTGGCAGAGGGCCATCATTGCAGACTGGAACAGGAGAGCAAACGGATGAATGACAAACTAAGAGCCGCCATCATCGCCTTCGTACAGAGCGTGTTCCCCGTGCTGGAGATAGCCGGCGTCGTCAGCTTCACCGGTGACCAGGTTGCCGTGATCATGATGTGCATCGGCAACTTCCTCACCCTCACAGCGTTCCTGTTCAAGAGTGGACAGTCAACTTAGCTCTTCGCGCGGCTAACGCCGCAGTCGGACCCCCCACCAGGAAGGAACGGAAGGGGACTGCGCAAAGCCTATGGCACAGCTTCGCTTGGCGGGTCCATCTCACCAGTAAGCTTGGCCTTCCATCCTCGCGGCGGTGGCCATGGCACGTCCCATGATTCCAGTGTCTTGCGAGTCCATGACCCACTTACAGTGCGCAGGCGCATGACTTCTTCAGTTGAAACAGTGCTGCTGGGTACAGCTTCAAGGCGCTCTAGTTGCTCAGGTGTCAGACTTACCGGCGTAACATAAGCCGGCGGCGGGTCCGCGATTATCTCCAGTGTGCCCTTGCCTTGATTGCAGTCCTCACAGGCGGTGACTAGGTTCTCCAGTCTATCTGCGCCTCCGAGGAGATGCGGGACCTTGTGGTCAATCTGCAATATGACATCTGGTGCCTTACGTCCACAATACTGGCAGGTGAACTTGTCCCTGAAGAGCACTGTGAACCGTTGCGATCTCGATATTCTGCTTGTGTTCACTCTGTCCCTTTCTATAAGCGAAGAGGCCACCGCTTGGCAGCCCCTTCCGTTCCGTCGAGCCACCCTCGACTTGCTGACTATATCACATCCAGGAGGTCTGGAACCTGGGTTCCAGGCGCTCTAGCCCAACTCGAATTGCTTGCGCTCTCTTGCCAACTTCGCGGCAGCACGGCCCTTGTTACGCACATCCTTCCAGTCGTCGCTGTCCATGGTCGTAGGGTAATCGCGCTCAGCTCCACAGAGCACACAGACGCCATGAACCATGGGGCCAGCGGGTGTGGCGAGTACCCAATGATGGGCGCAGTTCATATGAGTGGTCAATTATTCTTTCCTCTCAAATGAGGTGGCCCGCCTTGGACATCACAAATACTGCCACATTCACCACAGTGATTGGCATCTTCCCAAACCCAGTGTTCACAAGAGTTTAGATATTGCCACTTCCGGACTGGTTGACCTATGTACTTGACGAACTTTCCGTCCTGGGTCCATGAAGCGGGTTGCCATATGGAAAGCCTGCGCTGAATCATCTGAGTGGCAACATGATGGGCGCAGCTCATGCTTCTACGAGTTCGGCTTCTTCTGGCTCGTCTGGCACAGAAAGGGAGATGCCGAGTAGCTCACATGCATCCTGGATGCAGGCGATACAAACGTGCTCGTCATTGAAGACTACGCAGCTTGTAGGCTTAGGATATGCACAGACCGTACACCAATCAGTTACTATTTCAGGCACCGCGCTTCCTCACTTCCTTACTATTAATGCGAGCTTGGCGTTTGCTCTCCAGCCACAAGACGATATCAGCCTCGGTCCTGGGCGCGTCCTTGGGTGGGTGAACAACGAAGTAGTGACGCATGTGGACACTGTTCTCGCTACATTCGAACATCCAGCCGAGCGCGACAGGGCCTACGAACTGGTGGCTGCGCTGGTCGTGAGTCGAGCATACTGCTGTCCTGCGTATGCGCTCTTGGCCTGCCTTGTTGACGACCAACTCTTGAGTGGCAGTGTTCATGGCTTGAATCCCATTGAGCGCAAGTTCAAGTCTGGAGTGATCTCCACATAGATGTAGTCAAGGTCTGCAGTGTGGTGTCCTGCCGTGTCGGCCATGATAGGGATGCTTACCTCTTGCCATTCACCCCCATCAATTCGAAAGCGAGCAGCTATCTTGCCTATTTTGTGTAGGGTAGGTGGCTGCTCGGCAGTGAAACCAGCCCCCACAACATAAGCCACAGGCAGCCCAACCAGTCCTTTAAGAAACCCACGCCGAGTGTTCATAGTCCAACCTCGCGCTTCAGTGACTTTACAAACGCCGGCCCCACTGTACGTCCGCGCACCCCTTCCTTCAACCTTAAGGGCACGCCTGCCACCTTATCCTCAGCGCCACTCTCCACGATATTGAGCAGTGTGGCGAGGTCTGGGAACACGTCAGCTAGCGCGAGACCTATGTCTTCACCGCAGCCGGGCACGATGGCCATGAGCTGCTTAGTAAAGCGCGCCTTGTCTGTGTCCAGCTCGGCGATCCACGCCTTCGTAGTGATGAGGCGCTTGAAGGTGTGGTGGTCCTGCTCGGCCTTGAGCGAGTTCTCATACTGGGCAATAAGGGCGATGGCCATGGAGTGGACATCTGGCGTCTCAATGACCACAATGCCTAACTCCTGAAGTCGCGCCAGCCATGCCCTGAGCCCCTTGTATGAATGGCGATACTCTTGCGCCTTGCGGATGATGTTGGGGTTGCCGTCTGCCACCTTCCAGGTCTGGCAGTAGCCGCTCACTGTGGGCGTGATGATGCCACGAATGCCAAGGCCCAGGTAGTCCACGTTCTGCATCTCACGGGCCAACTGCTCCTCGACGGACTCAAGGGAGCCAAGCAGCTCGCCATTCTGTTTGAGCTCGAAGCTGACCTGCCTGCCCTGTGCATCTATCCACCACACGTCACCACGTTCAGGGTTGAGTAAGGCGCGCTCCACCGGCGCGCATTGAGAGAGCAGTAGCTCTAGCTCAATGGACTCGTGGGTATCGAGATAGATCATTGCAGCATCAATGGCTGTGCTGGGTTAGAAGAATCTTCTACCCATGTTAATGACTCAGAAGTGCAACGGTGGTGTTGTTCAAGGTGGCTGCTCATTAGAGTGCAGCCGCCAGTGCCAACAGATCATCATTCGAACCTGGCAGGGGCATACCCGCGCGTCTCAGCTTAATCGCTGCATCGAGCAGGGCGTTCACGTTGGGCAACGTCGGCTCTTCTATCTCCCGGCCTACGAGCTCAAGCCCACCAGTGCCTGCCTTGTAGATGACAGCGAGGGGCTTCTTGTTGCGCAGGCTGAACCGCAGCGTGCAGTCCGCCATGTTGGGCAGTTCCTTGAAGCCGTCTGGTTTGAGTATGCCCGTGGGTTTGTCGTTGAGGTAGACCTCGCCCTCATGGGCCAGCATCACTAGGTCTTTCCCTCGCGCCTTGGCAGCTTCGACTATCTGGCTCATGCGGGCATTCGGCTCCGTGTACTGGAGAGCATTGAGCCTCTCACGCTCAGGGCCGGCAGCCTGTTGTACTTGTTCAAGGAATGCCTGGCGTACAGCGAGCCAGAGCTTCGTGCTCGTATCAATCACCGGGTAGCCTGCGCCCTTGAGGTCGCCCAGGTAGTCCTTGACGAATCCCCAGAATAGGTCGTTCCAGCCTTCAAGTACGTGTGCGGTAGCAGGCGCGATGCCACCTCTGTCGCCTACAGAGACACGTCCCGGGTCAAGCAGACTGGTCAGTGGTGCGTAATACTGGCGTACCTGGACGTCGCCCTCACCCAGGTTCATCGAGGTAGCAGCACGCTCCCATGAGCCGCTGTCCCACTCGTAGTAATTGATCGGCTTGTCGCCGGTCAGGGCAAAAGTTGTCTTACCACTACCGTTTTCACCGAACACGAGGAAGAACCGACTCATTTACTCACTCCTCATGAATGCAATAACAACGGCAGCACCGGCCGCAATGCAGACAATGTATACGAGAGCTTCAGGCCAACTCACTTACTCACTCCTTGCAAGCTAGCTGCCAACCCACAGCGCAGGCTGTAGGCGCAGTTGGTGCACTCCCAGGGCTCATTCCACATGTACTCCATCGGGTCATGCTGCGACAACATGGACTCCAGTGCGTTGCTCCGGTCTACCATCCAGGCCCAGTGGGATTCAAGCTCGCCCTCTGTAAAGTGCAGGGTGAGTACTTGGACCGCTGGCTGGACAAGGTGGATGATGACGACGGCAAAGGTGTTTTGGTTCAATGGCTTTCGCTCAGTACCAAATAGCGCTGCCGGCACCCATTCGTAGCTGACTGTCTTGACCGTCCGGTTCAGCATGTAGCGATACGCCTTGAACTGCCTCACCCATGTCTCTGGCAACTTGAAGGGCACAGGCGGCGACTTCTCATAGGCGTGGCCGTTCTTACCCTTTGTGTGCCCGGCGTAGGGCTCGCCACACACGAGGCATCCACCGCTAGACTCAGGTGGCATACGTGTAGTCTTCAGGTCAGCAGGTAGCCCATCGATGCTGAAGTCTGGCGTACCCGTGATGCCGTCCAGGATGATTGGCTCCATGTGCAGACGCGAGATAAGCACACGCTCCATTGCCCAGCCGATGCTCCAGTAGAGGACCTCGTCGTCACTGGGTGGCGCAGGGTCAACGCGGTTCCAGTATGACTTCGTGAGGCAGTGAGTGAGGTCGCTCACGTGCATCCCTGTACGCTGAGCAGTCAACTGGTGCTCATCCTTGAGTAGCTGGATTATTTCAGCATGGAGATGAGGTGATGGCTCTACGATCATTAATGCATCCTTTGCTAAGTGGAGGGAGGCTGGCTGTACCCCACCGAGGTATACAGTAAGCCCTTTAACCCCCCATTTATGGTGACAAAGCCCGACCGAATGAACTCCTTGGTAGGGTTGACTGACTTACGATTCAGCCACAACCGCGACCTTGCCTACCCCCCTGGCCGTAACTTGCGTGGCGGCCAGCGGAGCGGGGGTGAGTTACGCACTCACCAGTTGGTACACGCCGTCAACCTGGGAGATGCGCTTGGAGAGCAGCCCTTTGCTCACGACCTCGGCACCGGCGAGTTGGATAGCGCTGGCGTGGGTCTGTCCCACCACGAGTGGTAGCTTGGCCTCGAAGTCCTCGTTACTAAGCGCGGGCTTGGCACCGTTCACGTTGCCAGCACCAACGCCGATAACCTCCCAGTACCATAACTCGTAGGCAGGGAAGCCCTTGTCATTGAGTCGTACTGTTCCGTCCGCGTTCTTTTGCTGCCACAGACCCAGCTTGTAATGGACGCGATGTTCATTGAGCTTGGTTACTGGGCTGGCACCGTGGGTAGCAGCGCTCTTAATCAAGAAGCCCATCTTGGAGTTGGCGCGGTCGCTGAAGGGGAACTCGTCCTCGTCCTCTGTCCCAGTCCAGGGGGTATCGCTGTCGAGGATGCGCATGTTCGTCCACTTGAGCACAAGCAGGCGTTTGCCATCCCTGCCGACGCCTTCACTGAACGTGGTGTCGGCTTCGAACTCGTTGTAGACCTTGACCCAGGGGGCCTTACGCCTACCAGCACGTAGCTCGTTCTGGTCGAGGACTTCAGGGGTTAGTGAGTTGAGCTCTTCGAGCAGGTCGTTCATGGTCTACTTGCCTTCCTTAGCGGCAGCGATTCGAGCAAGTCGAGCCTGCACATCAGCAAGGTTCCTGAGTGCAATGGCTTCAGCCTTGGCCAACTGCTCGGCGCTGTAGGAACGGAAGAAGTTGGCTCTGGGGCCGTTGCGCTTCCACTCAGCGTAGGCTTCGGTAATGGCTGAGTAAAGGTGTGGCCGCTCTTCTGCTAACCACTGGAGTGTTTTCCTGCTAAAGGTGCGCTCCTTCATGACTTTTGGAGTTTCAATCGTTGTGTTCATGGGCATTCTCCTTTACTTCCTTGGGCCTGTCCCACCATACGCTATGGCAGCCAGGACACTGGCGCACGTCACTATTGCGTGGCGTCCAGTCATGGCCGCACTGCTGACACTTGAGCCGTGGCACTTTAATCTTGGCCAATAGGCACCTCCTCCTTCCGTGTAGTACAGGGTGGAGTATGGACTCTGGTACAGCGCACAGTCAAGGGGATAAACCTGTGTAAATCTACCCATTTAGACAAAAGTTTACCCCCGGCAGAAGGGACTCCACCGGGGGCAGCAAGGAGGTAGTGCAGGTCTCAGCAATCACGCCTGCGCCGAGTTTAGTGTACTACGGCAGAAGCCCCGTGTCACCTATGCGCGACTGCGAATGTCCTGGGCAATTCTCGCCAGTAGGTTAACAGCTTCCCGTAAGGTGGACTGCGTAGCCTCCAGTTTGTCGTTGGAGCGTGGCGGTGACGTGGAGTCACTGGATGATGACCGCCCATTACTGCCATTCTGGAAGTAATCCCAGGCTGATTCTACGTCGTGTGCAGCCGCATCTACCTGGTCGGCATAAGAGACTATGCCCTCCATGCCTACGCGATCAGGAGCGCCGGTCGTTTGATCCATTCGTCCGGTCGTTTGATCCATTCGTTCGGTGTACATTCCAACCCTTTCTATGGGAGTAGTCCCGCGTCACCTGTGGCTGGAGGGCGTATCTGGGCCACCTGCACAACTGGCGTCGCCGTTGCCGTGGGTGTGGGCTGTGGGCAGCGCAGCCCCACTAGAACAACGACCTCAGAGCCAATGACACAAGGAACAGTAGGCTCACGAGTAGGAGCAGGAGGCACTGGAGTGCTAACAGGGACCACAGTGGGAGTCGGGGTTGGTTCATCCTTCGTGTTGTAGAACGTGCAGGTGATGTTCTCTGCACCATCCAGGGTGATAGTCAAGCGCTCGCCGTCGATGTCGATGTCGGTGTCTTTGTCACCGTCACAGTTTACGTCATCCAGGTTCCAACCTGAAGGGGTGTCCTGGGTAATGCGGTAGCGCCCGCCGCTCAGCTCTTCGAACTTACGCCGCGCATCACGCCGGTCATCGTCCGTGAGGGTGAAGCCTGGTACTGAGCTGGCTCCGAGGGATTCGCTGGTGTCGTAGTGGAAGCGCACATCCCGGTCACGGGGCGAAGTCTCAACTACGATGGTGAGGGAACCTGGTCCGCCAGCGATGGCCGTGCCATTGAACACGGTGCCGGCGAGCAGCACGACTGCGGTAAAGAGGATTGCTTTCTTCATGTGGCGTCCTTTCATCTATGCTCACTCGTTAAGATTAGCCAGCTCGGTGAGCCCCTGGCTGTGACATCTCGCTCGGTCTTGGCGTGAGTCATCACCTCCTTCACATAGGTATTAACGTTCTTGTGGCGCAGAGGTTAACTCCACGTACGCCTTGAGTTCACGCCAGAGCTTACACGCTTCACAATCCTGGCCTTCTATGTGGTAGGTGTGGACGTTGTGCAGGCGGGGATGCTTGATGTATATGCGCCCGTAGTGCTGAGCTGCAAGGAAGCGCACGAGCCGGCGCATCAGGTCGTTTGTGTAGTAGACAGGTGCTGGCTCACTCATGGCCGTTTCCTCATTGCGCCAACACCTGCCCACTGCAAATCATGCCCATGCTCGTAGCGCCAAAGCATATCCAAGCGAGCAAGAATCGAACGCCATCCCTCGTCATAGGGCTGGCTTAATCGCGCTTTGTTATTCGCGTGTTACTCACCGGCTGGCTCCTGGCGGGCAGGCTGCTATCCTACCACAGACGTCGCACGGCTCATCGATTCCGCCAGCACCGCCGCAGTCGGGGCACCGGTCCGCCTCGTTGAGGCAGTGATGAAATCGTCCGCAGCCATTACACATTGCCTTACCACAGAATGGGCAGGTTCCATCGATGGGGCGCACATCGCAGGAGACACAACGAAGCACGTCAGTTATCAGGTTCATCCCTTCTCCTCCTTGCCCTGGTGGGCGCGGTAGTCAGCGAGGGCAGCGCGAGCGACTTCTTCCTTGCGTGAGACCGATACGGCGTTCGATAGCGTCATGTCCAGCGCCGCCGCAAGCCGCTCGTTCTCCTGCTCCAGCGCCTCGATGGTGGCCTTGTAACTACGGTGAGCGTCATCTAGCGCCTGCTTGTAACCGTCTCGGTCGTGCTCCAGCGCCTCGATGCGGGCCCCTGCCTCGTCTGCAAGCCGCTTGTTGTACAGCGCCACGGCATTCATGTCCGTACCATCGTGAGCTCGGACAGCAAGTACCTCACGAGCTTTATCCAACGCTAGCTTTAGCTCCTCGCTGCGGTCGCGCGCCTGCTTTAGGTCGGCCTGCATTGCAACCATCTCGTTAGGTAGGGCGTTGTACCGCTGCCATACTTCGGTATCGTGATGTGACTTTCCCATTGCATGCGCTACGTCGTAGAGGGAAGGGGTGCGAAGTCTTAACCCACCACCAATCTCGATAATCCAACCTTCTTCGTCGTGTTGTCCCTGAGCACCGCGCTTAACCCATGTCTCGCTCACCCTTCACCCCTCATGGCCTGGTTGTAGTCGGCCAGCATACGGCAGGTCGCACAGAACATCCCGTGCTGTGCTGGTAGCTTCTTATCCCCGTTCCACCTCACTGGCTCATGACCAGCTACTCGAAGAGCGTGCTGTAATCCTTCAGCTAACTCCCTCCACCTAGCAGCCTCAGCCTCGAGTGTATTGAGGATGACAACGGCACGTGCGGCTGCTGCCTCTGAGTCGCAGATAAATGCATCGCCTGCTCGGTTATCGCTCACCACCCATCCACCGAGGGCCAGTTTTTCGTACCGCCACCGCTTCGCCTTCACACTTCACCCCTCCTTGACAGATTCAACTCCTGCGAGTATAACCATGTTAGCTCTAGTGTCAAGAGGGAGAAACACCTTTGGCCCAGTTAATTCGTGAGTGCCCTCACTGCCAGGGCACAGGCCAGCTGCCGGACTCGAAGAAGGTGGGCGCGCACATGCGCAACGCACGCAGGCAGCGCGGACTCACGCTGCTTCAACTGGCCGTGCGCATGGGCTACACCCAGCCGTACCTCTCCGACCTGGAGCTGGGTAAGCGTATGTGGAGCCTGAAGCTGATGAAGCGGTACGAGGAAGCACTGATAAAGGAAATTGCGCCCGCCTGAGGAGGGCGTATAATCAGAGACAGGAACTGGCCACCTTCCACTGGTCGTCCTCGCTGGGTGTGTGGAAGCGCTCAGTCTTGGATGACTGATGGATAGGTGGTTTTCCTTTTGAACCGAAGAACACGACAAGAGATGGCTCGTAACATCAGCCAACTTAGTGATGATCAGCGATCTAGGTTAGCCAAGGCAATGAGGGATACGCTCCCGTTACATGTGCAGGATCAAGTACAGGCTGCTGGCAGTGATTTAGAACAGCGTATTCTCACTTGGTCAAACAATAACCCTGATTACGAGAAAGCCTATCATGAGGCAGGCCCACGGTTGCAGAAGAAAATTGATTGGGTGCTGGCCGGGCTTCTGAGTGGCAGCATCCCGCATTGCAAGCATCTTACCAAAGATGCAGGGCCTCGACCTGTAGCCATAGCACTTTGGGAGGACTTCCTTCATTGTGGCTGCACGATGCCAAAGCCGCTTTCCAAACACGAAGACTCTACCTGTGATCTCTGTGGCTCTTATGATGCCGATGGAGTTTATCCATCCGCTGTTGTGATTGGCCCACTGTTTATTGCCTATGGACAATGTGCGTCATGCCGCGAGGAAGAGAGAGCAAAATGATTACAACTCCATTGACATCGGTGTCTGCAATCATTGAAGGCTTATGTGCATCAGCCAAACTCGACGTTAATCAGGCTAAGAAGGCTATCTATTGGCGAATAGCTAGCATCAACATCAAGCAGATGCAAACTTTCCCAGGACTGGCTATTGTTGGTCCTTCAGGTTCAGGAAAGTCCACTATCATCGATGCCCTTAAGGCGATGGATGAATCTTCCGCCGTCTCCTTCTCTTGTATCCGGTTAAGTACGCCCGAGACACGCGACAAGTTGGGAGATGCGTATGAGAAGACGGCATTCTGTGAGGAATTTGACCAACTCAACGATCCATCATCGGCTTATACGTTCTTTCATAGCCGAACTGAACGGGCTCTTAGCACCATTGCACTCAAGCAGCAGAAGTTTACCAATGGACCATTCGAGCGTACAGAAGTCAATGTTTTTGGCGCTACTGTAGTTCACTCACGCAATGAGTTAATTGATCCAGCTATTGTTTCGCGATTTCTCACGATTACAACGACACATCGATCTCCCCCTTATCCGCCTTTCCTTGCTAATTGCAATGAGATCGCGGCGCTTGCTACCTCTATCTCTGTCAGCACCGAGCTGTCGGTTAACGGACGTATCGAGTCAACATGGTGGCCAGTGCTACATGTTGCCAAGAGTTTAGGTGACAACGAATGGATTGCATGGGCCGAGGCGCAGATCGCATTTCACCAAGAGGGACTGCTCGAAGCTGCTGCTTACGACCGGAAGGCAGTTATCTTGGGGCGAGTAATTGAACTGCTAGCTGACCAAGAACCCTGGGATAGGACGCTTGGCTGGCACCGTCTCAATGTAAGCACAGACGTGAGTGAATATCTACGGCGTAATGGCTACCCAGACATTAATGCTTGGCAAGTAGCGTCTGACATCAGGACTCTGGGACTCAAGATGGCGAGGTCTGGTGGGCGCAATTGGATTTACCCTACACCAGTCCTCTTGCTCCTGGCCTGTGAGAAGACAAGTTATCAGGATGAATGGGTCGAAGACCTCAAGACACGACTTGAAAGCTAACCATGCAAAGTCCTCTTCTTTTCTCCCTATAGGGATATAAGATGCTCGGTTGCTTGGTTATCTCGTGTACGAAGGACTAAAGACTGTACTTGGATAGCAAGACGCCGCCCTTGTGAGGCGGCGCTGCTGTCGAGGGCGAAGCCAGGCCTAGCTTAACACACTCTCTCTTCATCCCAACCACAGGCCAGGCACACAGTCTTGACTGTCACCACGTTCTCGTCGCCTTCCATGTAGACCCGATGAACCCGGTCGTCCTTGCACTTCACACACCAACGGACGTGTAGATCTGTGGCTTGAGCCATCTGCGTTCTCTCCTTCTCTGCTGCCGATTACGCAGCTTCTTGCCGTGTGCGTGTGCGCCGGCCTTGACCTCGTGACTCGGCCCAAACCGGGTCTTCGAAGGCTTATGTCCCTCTCTCGTGTTCGTCCAGTGCGGGAGGCCCTCGATACGTGCCATCACTCACGACTTCTTCTCACGAAGGGCCATCGTCTTATGCGAGTCACAGCAGAACCTCTGCCATGGGGTCTGCTGCATGAATGGACTGCCGCAGTAGGCGCACTTGACTTCGACTGTGTTGCGTCGCCACCGCTTTTGGTTCATGGTCTTTACCATCTCAACCTCGCTTGGGCTTGGTGCTTGCGCTCCAACCCATCTGTTACTACTTGTCGTAGACGTGGGCCAAGTTCTTCTAACTCAACCTCAGTCCAGTCCGGCATATTCAAGTCTCGTGCCAACTTGCGCTTGAGCCTGGCTTTTAACTCTGCCTTGCGCTCGGCCAGTGTGTGCTGAAGCGAAGCGCCTAGTAGTGAGTTGCATTGGCGGCATGACTTGACAATGAGCGTACGTCCCCAACCAATCAGGCCGAGGTAAGACTCCATGTCACCGGCCATGACTGCTGCTTCCAGAATGGACTGGGGAACCACATGATCGATGCTGTCGGCAGGTAGCCCGCAGTAGTAGCAGAACATACCCGCATGTTACCGCATATTCCCGCATATGGCTAGGGCAACCCACTTTCACAGTTAAAACCTGCTGTTGCTCCTTGTAGTCAACACACGGGATACGGCTGCCCCACATTTACGACACTGAACAGACGCTATGAGTTCATCATCTTCCTCGACTTCCCACTTGTTTGAGTAAGGGAGGAAGGCACCACACTCACAGTGGCGAGGCAGGTCCACATCTGTCAGGTCAACGGGCTCAGGCGGTGTGGTCCAACTAGCGGGTTCCAAGGTCTATCACCTTTCCCTCCCTGGTTACATAGACGACGTGATGGCCCCATGCCTTAGCCAAGCCGCTCAGATATAAGGCGGCTGATCGAAGGCTCTGGTCTAGCCGGCTCTAGTGGCTCCATGATTCTCCTTGTCTGCTGCTCGCTTCGCACTGGCATAGGTCTTGAAACGACGGAGTTTACCCGCTTTATCCCTGGCATAGCAGTCTGCCGTAGGATGCCAGCGGCGTAGAAAATATGGCTTGACTTCACCACCGTTACACGCTGGCATCCAGAGAGTCCAGTCGAGTTCGCGAATCATTCCCATGGTATCCCCCAATAACAATCCAAGATTGACCATCAGTAAAAGCCATTAGAGTATTCTTAGTCCCACGGTATTCCCCAGTACAGGGCAAAGGCCGTGACTACGACGACGAAAATGCAGATGAGTAGAGGATCAGACACGTGTTACCTCATTTAGCTTGCAGGTGACGAGTTCGTTGAAGTGTACGGATTGCCACTTATTCTCCTCCGCCGCCCACGCTGCACTCGCCGCCCACACCGCACTCGTCGCCTCCGTCGCACTCGCCGCCCACGCCGCCCACGCCGCCCTCGTCACCCTCGTCACCCACACCGCACTCGTCGCGCTCCTCGCCATCCCTAACTCTTCTGTGCTGATAAGTTCATTGAGGTAGTCTTGTGCTGCTTGCACGGCGGCAAATGATCGGGGGCTTGGTTCGCGTTCTGCTTCGCGCTCTTTCATAAGCGCTCGTGTTACGCAATCGATAACAAACTGGCGCAACTCACGCCTGACGTTGACGTAGGCGAGGAGCTTGCGCGTGTGGCTGACCTGTTTGGTGGTGTCACTTTCAACAGGCCGGCTCACTTCTACCAAGCACAGCACAGGACCGGGCGCATATTCCAACCCATCGAATGGCGTGGGTGAAGAGTGATACCCGCGCCGACATAACTCAATTGATCCGCGAATAGTGCGTTTGTCACCTATCTTCCATGGCTTCCCGCTGCCATACTCAGAAGTCATATCCTCTTTGAGCCAGTGGTATGCAATCATCTCATCTTCCTTTCAATATCAACCAAGCGAACACGCACCAGGCGATAGCTACGAGTGCGAGCTCCATTTACGCGCAGCTCAGTTGACGCAACCGAAGCATGGCGTTCTCGACTATGAGCATGGCGTGACGCTCATTGTTCGAGCGCGCATCCAGCCCTTGCTCACAGCGGTCAATGAGTGCGCCAAGCATGCGGTCATCGAGCAAGGTGAACGGGTAATCTGCCAGCTCCTCGCATCTGGCGCAGCCATCTGCTAAGCCAGTGTCGTGTATGTCCTCGTGGTAAACGTGCGATGTCATCTGATTCCTATCCTTCCAGCACTTCGATGCTTGTGCCCTTAGCGAATATCGTCTTACCGTCCCACGGGCAGTTAGGGTGACAGTGCTCGCGGTGGAACGCCTCGGTATCGAAGCTCACGACGTACGCGGTCCACGCCTCGTCGTGCGCGGCCAACGCCTCGTCGAACGCGGTCCTCGCCTTGTCGTACGCGGCCCTCGCCTTGTCGAGCGCGGCCCACGCCTTGTCGAGCGCGGCCCTCGCCTTGTCGAGCGCGGCCCTCGCCTTGTCGAGCGCGGCCCACGCCTTGTCGAGCGCGGCCAACGCCTCGTCGTGCGCGGCCCTCGCCTTGGTCTGTGGCAGTAGGGCCGTCACGTCTTGGATGAGGGCCAGCCTTAGCGCCTGTTCCGCTACAGGCTTCTCTCGCTTAATCTGCTCTACTCTCTCGCCGAGCTCGCGGCCAACCGTAAACAGACTGCCTGCGTGATGGCCGTGCATTAGGATTGCCATTGTGTTTACTCCTTGCTAATCACGTGAGCTTTAGGGCGCTCCGGCTGCCCGTATCCCTGCGAGGCAGGCAGCCGGCGTGAACTAGAGCCTCAGGAAATAATTCGCGTAGTCAAGTAGCGTGGAGCCAGCGCCATCCTCGAAGTACTCAGTCCAGGGCGTTCCCCAGTCCTGATACTCAAGCCGTGCGCTACCTGCGCCGCCATGCTGGTTCAGGTCGCCGATGATGCGGGCTGCTGGCCCGCCAGTGCAGAGGAGGATCATGTACTCGGCAGGCTCCAGCTCTTCGCCCTGGGACTGCCAGCTTGAGCGTACTTCTACGCTTAGCGGGTCCTCATTGATGGCCTGCTTGGCTGCGTCCTCATCGTGGTAGTCGTCAAACTCATCCTGTTCGCTTTCATGCCATGAGGCAGGCATCCCACATACATCGCAAGGTGTCTCGCCTGCCTCGATTGCTTCCTTCAGTTCCTCGTAACACCCGGCATCCTGTTCTGGACACTTGAGTTTGGGCTGCCCAAACGGGCAGTCTGTCTCGTTCAGTAGCTCACAAGTGTCAACGTCGTCGCCGTCGCACTCCTGCGCATGTTCCAGCCTGGCTAGCATCTCCTTGATGCTTTCAAGCTGCGCCTGTGCCTGCTCTCTCGCGTAGTCAATAACCATGGTGCCTACTCCCTTCAAGCTTGACTGCCAACCTTTAGCAGCTCATGGGGATGCTAAGCGGGCTCTAGCCCGTCGCTAATCATTCCTTCGATCACGTCGTCCGCGTATCGGTGCTCGATTACCACCGTAGGCCAGTAGGGTTGGAAGCCGTTGTCCTGGCCGATGAACTCCTCGACCCAGTCAACCGCAGCCTGCGAGACTGGCTCGATTAGTACGATGCTTCCCTGATCATTGACGCTGAAATCAGCCATTGCCTTAACTCCTTGCCTGCTTAATCTTGAGCTAGTGCGCTCATGCCAGCCCTAGAGTAGAGCTAGCCAGAATGCGCTAGGCGCGGTATCCGCGTTCGCCGGCGAATCGATGGGCATCGGCTAGGGCTTCAGTCTTAGTTCGGTAGGACGGGCCAATCTTCGCTACGTCCTCCCTGTTCATGCAGTCAACGAAGAACCAATGAGCATTGCCCCATTTGGCGACACCTAAGCCCTTGAAGCGCGTTTCCGTGAAGCTGTCATAGTCACCAGTTGCAAAAGCCATTCCCTACTCCTTTGCCTTAATCAACCGTCCAGTAGTTGAGCGTGCCTAGGCCAGAACGCGCGTGATTGCTTTATAGCAGCGAATCGAAGGGTATCCGGCTTCAGCGCCGCCATTGGCTTTACTGAATGCGTCTGAAGCCCAGATGAGACGTTCGTGCCGCGTGGGAACGTGGTCGAGTCCAGCCAGCGCAGTGCGCGCCAGATGGTAAAGGTTGGCTAGCTCTGCCTGATCCGCGTTGCTGAAGTAGGTTCCGTTGATCTCCACTGTGCTTACTCCCTTGCTGCTAACTAACCGTCCAGTACTCGTACTATAACCCTTATAGCTATACTGTCAAGTCCCGATGTAAGGATAATTCTGTGCAAATCTGCGCACTTGTGTGCACAGTACGTGATCGTTTAGCCTTAAACCATGGTTGCATTGCTGCCCGAGACGCATGAATCGACCTCACCTGTTCCACAACAGTTAGCACGTTATTGGACCAAACGGCGCATACAGTGTTTAGAGCTTCTGCTCGCCGGGCACTATGACGCCGAGGTCGCTCGGCAGTGCTCGCGTTCGAGGGACTGGGTCCAGCTGCAGAAGGCGAATCCTATTTTCAAGGCGCGCGTAGATTCAATTAAGGCCCAACAGTTAGACGACATCACGCGCTACGGATTCGGTAACAAGGGGAATCGACTCGCCTCTATGGACTACGCTACGCGTGAATTGGACTCACGCATCCACGAAGGCGTGACCCAGGTCGAGAGACGTTACGACAAGGATGGCAACCTGCTAGCCGAGATTGAACGCATCGACAAAGACCTTCTAGCAGAAGCGCGCCAATATCATCACGCGCTCGCTGAAGAGCTCGGGCAGCTGCCGCGCGCAGGCGACACCGCACCCGGAAACGTCGTACTAATCCGCGAGATCAACGTACACATAGAGCGATAGTTAACACGTTAACTACTACATAGGGTCCTTGTGTGTAGTACTACACGACGTCGTTTTCAGAATGTGGCGATATTGTCGTCTATGCCTATCACGTTAAGCTATAGATTCTATCTATACACTGTAGCGCGCGCCCAGCGGCGCAGTCCCACCATGCTAACTATAAACGTTAGCCACCCTCTCTCTTAGGTATATAGTATATATATATATAACTCGTACTTCTGGTACTTTCCCACTCAAAATCCTGGAGGTTAGTTGACATAATGGTATTCACTTGTGAAGTCTGCGGCTCCGAGTTACGTCCTTGCCCGTCGTGCGGGGTGCTAATCTGCGCCTGTTTGGCCGAGCGCTCAGCTTACCTGGAGGGGCAGCTCCCTGCGCCAGATTCGCGGCTCAAGTGGCGTAAACACTGGTACGGCGCGAAGTGAAGTGGACACGGGTTGAGTGGACGGTCTTCGCTCTGAGTGTTATATTCGCGCTAGTGATTATGTGGGCGCGCTGAGGAGAGGGCGATGTGTACTTACGCATACGACACTGAGGGCCAAATTACTGAATGGCGGCACAAATTCGCCTACGAGCCTCAAGACCGCGAATCTGTGCGTTGTCTCTGTGGCACACTAACCCTGCAAAATACTGGCACCCTTCGCGTATGGCTAAACGACGAAGAGGATGTCATCTGGCAGTCAATCTGGACACCGAGCGACGACGACTCCCCGGTCGTGTGGGTTGTGCCGCATGGGTTGATGAAGCGTATCCCTGAGCTGCGCCCTCCAGTTACGCCAGATACGATAGTGGCTTCCGTTCTAGACCTGCGCAAAGTCCATAACTGGCAGGACTTCATAAGGCGACGGACCAGGCATGAGTAGCACCTGGGTTCTCGGCTTCCTCGTGGGTTTTGTGTGCGGAATCTGCGCGGTCGTGGTAATGTACGCCTTGTAGAGGTGTCTCAATGATTTTCCAGCGTATCTGGCACAGATTGTTCGGCTGTCCACCTTCGTGGCCAATCTATCTGCCAGTTGGCAGGTCAGTCCAGGTCGTCTGCCGTCAATGTGGGCACCTACGCTACACCGCGCATGTTGCCACAGGAAATAGCAACCATTGAACCTCTCTTTTTGGTGGGAGCGCGTTGCCTACACAAACGCCGCTTTGGAGCGCAACCCGGCAGACAGGCTCGCATATAAAGAACTCGCCTATCTTATCAAGCAGAAGGACATCATCATAGCTGAATATGGCAACGACATCCTGTGGCTCTTTGGCGCAGTTATGCAGGAGAGTATGCCTCAATGAATGAACTAATTAGCACAGTCTTTGGCGTTCCTGTATCTATAGACCATGAAGAAATATGGACTAGCAACCACATCTGCATTATTGCAGATAGCAAAGCTGCATGGTGTGTTGTTTGTCACGAAAGCCGTTCTACAGTTGAAGAATTATCAACTGTAGTATGCACAAGCGCCATCCTGAGTACAGAGAGTATGCCTCAATGATTACATCCTCTACATTAGTCGAAGGTATGGAGATGTGGAGTGCAGCTTCATATCCCCTAGAGATTACCCATGCGACTTACGAATGTTGTGACTGCTGCCCTGAGCACATGTGGTGGAGACCTGATGGCTGGGCGCATGTTTGCATGATTTGTTGGGCGGGAGATGAGCGCTATATCAGCCAAGTAGACGCAGAGTTGCTAGAAGACATCTGGCAGGATGAGGCATGGTTTAAGGAGCGCCACCAATGAATGAACTCTGCATAGTCTGTGGCGCGTACTTTCCCTGTGAGCACGTCGAAGAGATAAAGGACGAACCCCGGTTTGCTAAATTATTGGAAGGCATTTGGAAGGACGAACCCCTGCCATTTAACGAGACGTGGAGCGACCCCTTAACAGATGGGGATCACGCAGGCCTCATAATAGAATCAATTGACTACACAAACAGCGCCTAAAGAAGTCAGACTCTCCCTCAAGTTTAGGGGTGGTAATGCTGAGTTCACTGAGGCACTAGATGATGAAGTGCTATTAGAAGGCGGATCAGGAACCGGCAAGACGTTTACTATCCTTACGACAGCTCACTTAATCAATCTCCAGTACCCAGGCACAAAGGGACTCATAGTGCGCAAGTACCAGGTCAACCTTACATCAACTTGTCTCGACACGTTCAACCGCGAAGTCCTGCACCCTGCCGATGGTGTGAAGTTCTTTGGTGGCTCCAAGTCAGAGCCTGCTAGTTACCGCTATCCCAATGGTTCATCCATCATTGTTGGAGGCATGGACGACCCCGACAAGATACTCTCCTCTCAGTACAGTTGGGCCTACTTCAACGAAGCTACTGAGGGCACACTAGACGACTGGGAGAAGCTCACAACGCGTCTACGCTATGGGCCAATCAAGAAGAAGCAACTCTGGGGCGACTGTAACCCCGTGTTCGACCGCCACTGGCTAAACTTGCGTTGTGTTGAAGGGCTAACTCGCCGGATATGCACATTCCTGGAGGACAACCCCTTCTTCTTTAATGATGACGGTACTCCCACTGAAGAAGGCGTAGACTATCTCAGAAAGCTAGAACGTCTTAAAGGCACCAACTACCAGCGCTTCCGTAAGGGCGAATGGGTAGGAATGGAGAATGCCATCTACACACTCGAACGCGACAAGCACATCGTCCCCTGTAACGTGCTCCCTCACGAGTGGGGCCTGGGCGCTATTGGCGTAGACTATGGCGACGTTCACCCTAACGCGGTCGTGGCTATACAGATTGGCCCCACGGGTCGCTGGTGGGTACGCGAATGCCGCACAACTCGTGACAACACTGAGTTGGATTCAATCATTCGTGGCATGAAGCAGCGTTTCAAGATTACGCGCATCCGTACCGACCCCAACCAGTCGCGTCTCGCACACGATCACGGTGGCAAAGTAGCCAAGCGTGGCCCTGGCACGCGTAAACAGCGCATCGATCAGGTAGACACTCTGTTCAACTCAACCCCTTCCACGCTTGTCCTGGCCAAAGACGCTGAAGGCATAGAGGACCTGTGGACAGAGCTTAATCTCTACCACTGGGAGAAGCGCGAGTCTGCCACGATTGAGGAGCTTCAGCCCGTGCGTATCGCCGAAGACCGTGTAGCCGCCATGGAGTACGCTGTTGAGGAGCTAATGGAAGTCACGCGCCAGCGCACAATGCCCACACGGGCGAAGCTAGCAAACTCCCAACGCTCTTTTGTGCAAGGGCTGTACACTAGCATCTGAGGTGAAGACTATGCCATGGTTGAACACGACTACGACTGCCTCGTCAACCACTTATGTAACAGACTTCCTGCTTGTCCAGCCAAAGAAACAGCTCAGCTTTATGCAGCGCGCCATTCAGTGGGTGAGTAAATGGTTAAGCCCACACAAGTAGACACCTGGCTCCGTGAAGTCCAGTCCCTCTGGTCAACAGCGGTCAGTGAGCGTCGCAAGCTAGACAACCTCGTCCATCGTAAGTCCAAGCCCTTTATCAATCTCAAGCTAGGCGCAGAGGTAGACGACTTCCGCACTGCCGACCTTGAGGACAGCGAACACGACGTTATCGACATCCTCACGATGTCGCCCACGCGCTTCGGTGGCGCACCTCTAGACGTAGACACTGACGTACTCCAGGACGTGAAGGACGCTGTGCTCTGGGCAGCACGCACCTGGGACATCGAGAACCAGGGCCGCTGGCTCGACCGTGCCTATGCTGCCGGCGCTGCTCGCTACGGTCTTAAGTGGCTACGCATGCTCTGCCACGACCAATCAGAGCCGGACACCGATGACCTAGACAAGCGTAAGAAGGAGTACCAACAGCGCCCACATCCCTGGTACTTCGAGTCCATGGCTGACCTCGCCTGTGGCACAATCACACGTTCTAACCAGGTTCAGGCCATTCTCTACGACTACGAAGTCCCGTACCTGTCGGCTCGTGAGGACTATGCCACGGACGGGCTCAAGATTGGCAAATCCAAGGACGAGACTTACTACCCTACAGTGCAGAATGATGGCAAATTAGGATGGCTGGCAGAGGACATTGCCGCTGATACTTCGTCTCAATTAGGTCACAAGATACGTGTCACCCTGTGCGAATACCGCGACTTCGACAACCTATGCCCTATCTGCCCGGATCATCACCCTATGTGGAGTGGCATAGAGATCATCCGTAACGCTTCTAACGCTGACCCCAGCACAGGGCTCATTGTCCAGGAATACACGCTCCCATATCGTCATGCAGGCACGATGCGTCTCATTGCTGGCCGCACGAACGACCTGGACAAGGACGACCCCCACTTCTACTACCGTCCTTTGCTCTTCCGCCTCTACGTGGAAGCGACGGTGATGAACTGGTGCCGCGCCACGCTGCACACGCTGGCCAACCGCGACTCCTCTACTGAGCGTGTGTATCTTGACGCCAGCACGATCCCCAGTGAGGCAATCCCACGCATACCCGACGAGTTCTGGCAGTCGCCTGTGATGAAGACGCCGGAAGTAGACTCAGGCGAAATTACAGTCACTCAGGGCAAGCTCTACCAGTGGCCCGTACAAGCCAGCGAACTCCTGATGAAGGTCTACGACGAGGCCAAGGAAGCGTTCGAGAAGGCAAAGCCTTCACGCTGGCTCCTAGGCGAGAACTACACCGAAGCAGCTCAGGGCACGGGTACTGCCAACGTCATCGGCGCAGAGCAAGCCCATCTACCCTTCGACTGGCCCCTGTCACAGATGGACGACTTCATTATCAAGTGCAAAGAAGACCAGTGGCACGCCATCCGGTACTGGGACCGCGACTCTCCCAAGGGCGCGGAGACTTACTACTACGCCACTCTTACAGGCAATGAGCATGTGCGTGGCATGCGAGCTGACGCCAACAGCCGTGTTTACATCACCGCTTCCAAGCTTTCTCACGACATCGGC